CGGCAAAGCGGCAAAAACGAGGGCAGCGCCCGGCTAGAGGGGCAACTGCTGGCCCGGTTTGCGTCCACCGGGGGCGAGATGGTGAAGACCGCCCCCACCTGGAAACCGCAGATCGTCAACAGCAAACGACGGCTCGACAGCATCACGACCCGGATCAGCGCCCGGTTGCCCTTCCTGAAATTTCGCAACACCCAGGGCTACATTACCGAGTGCGGGCGGGCATCTATTGCCTTCCTGAGCGCCGACCCCAACGCCAGCGTCGTGGGGGCCACCGCCTCCCGCCTGATGGAGGTAGACGAAGCCCAGGATGTGGATAAAGCCAAGTTTGACAAGGACTTTTCGCCCATGCGGGCGTCCACGGGTGCGCCGGTGATGTACTACGGCACATCCTGGACCACGGACACGCTCCTAGAGCGGGCAAAGCTGGACATTTCCGAGGGCCGGGTCAAGGGGCGAATCTTCCGGGTGCCGTGGGACCGGGCCGCCGAAGAGAACCCGGCGTATGGGCAATACGTGGAGGGGGAGATCGCCCGGCTGGGCAAAGACCACCCCTTGATCCGGACCCAATACCTGCTCCTGCCCCTGGCCACACGGGGCCGGATGTTGAGTGAACAGCAATTGCGCCTCATGGTGGGCAACCACCAGGGGGCCGACCGGCGCACGAACGAACCTCAGATCGTGGCGGGGCTCGACTTTGCCGGGGCGGACGAAGAGGCCGGGGAACTATCCAGCCTGAGCACGGGCAGCAGCCGGGACAGCGTGGCCCTACGCATTGGCCGGGTGGACTGGATCACGATTGCGGCGGGGATCACTGAACCGGTGATCCGGGTGCTGGCCACCTACGAGTGGACCAACGTCCACCCCACCACGCTCCACACGGCATTGTATGACATTTTGTGGAACCGCTGGCGGGTGGACCGGGTGCATTGTGACGCCACGGGGATCGGGGCCACGGGCACGGCGTTTCTGGCCCAGGCCATCAACAAGCCGGGGCGACCGGAGCGGGTGGCGGGGCAGACCTTTGATAGCGCCTGGACCACTCACACCCGGCTGGCCTTCCAGTATGTGGCCACGGCCAACGGCGCCCGGTTGATCGACCCCACGCCCAGCGGCTTTGACCCCATCGCCGTCAGCGGCCAGGAGTCAGCGCCCACGGATGACCCGGCCCGCCACATCTGGTGGCAGCGGGGCCACGCCAAGCTGGAAGCCCGGCCCAGCCGACGGGTGCGGGCCTATGTGCCGGACGACGAGGGGCACGATGACCTCCTGGTGGCGGACATGCTGATGGTGGACGCCGCCTACAACGCCGGGATGCCCCGGATCATGCAGACCGGGCCGCAGAAATTCTACGGATAAACGAGCCTATGAAGAGCATATGGGAAGATCCCCAATTTAAGCCCTACCAGTCGACCTACTTGGGCCGACGCCGGGTCTACCTGGAGCGCCGCCGCTACTACGATGGCACGGTCTACGATGACGGGGCCTTTCGGCTTGCCCACAAGCTGTATGCCCAGACCAAGGGCATTTTCGCTTTTCTGGCCCGTGCCGTGGATCTGGATGTGGCCCTGGTCCCCGGCGTGATGGCGCCCTGGGGACTCAAAGAGAACACCGCCCCGGCCACCCTGCGCAGCCAGGCCCAACTCTACGAGTGGTCCGATTGGCCCATCGTCTCCGACAACTGGCTCTCCGACGGGGCCACCACGGGCGAGGCCATGATCAAGATCGTGCCCGGCGACGGGCTGGTGCAATTGCAGCGCCTGGCCGCCGAGGATTGCCTCTTGGGGCAGATGATGATCGAGGGCCAGATCGTGCCCATGGCCCTGATCGTGGTGCCTGAAATGGCCGACCACGCCGGGGAGCTGTACGAATACGCCGAGTTGATCACCCCCGCGGAGATTCGCACCTTCCGGGACGGCGGTCCCCACGGCTACGAGGGCAACCCGGACCGCTACCCCAACCCCCTGGGCTTTGTGCCCGTGGTGGCCACCAACAACGACACGGGTAAGCGCCCGACCTTTGCCAAGGCCCAGCCCCAATTGGACAGCGCCAACGAGCTGGCCAGCTATCTGGCCGACATCATAGGCCGCCACGCTGAACCCCAATGGGCGATCAAGGGGGCGGAACCGTCCGAGATGGTGAAGAGCGGGGAAGCTATGTGGTATTTGCCCGCCGGGGCAGAGATCGAGGCCATCCTGGCCGGGGTGGACATCGCCGGGACGCTGGAATTTATCCGGGAAGTGAAGATGGAGACCAAATCCAACCTGCCGGAATTGGCATTTGATGACCTGCGCACCAAGGACCAGATCGCCACGGAGACGTTGGAGATCCAACTGGTGGAGCTTGACGCCAAAATCTGGAAAATGCGCCGCCGGTATGACTCCGGGCTAGTGCAGGCTCACCGCATGGCGGCGATGGCCGGGGCCGTGCTGGGGATTCGTGGGCTAGAGGGGCTGCTGTTGCCCCATGCGATGGACTACGCCCGGCCCGTGCGACCGGTGAGCCGGATCGACATGATCCGATTGGAAGAGGCAGAGCTGGCCCTGGAGGCCCAAAAGCAGATTTTCGGCGGGGAGCGATTGACCGCCACCGCCGGGGCCGTGAATGCGATTGTGAGGGGCTAGGATGCCCACCCGCCGGGACACGCTCTACCTGAACCAACGCCTGATGGAGACCGCCGAGACACGGGCGGCCCGTGCCATTGCAGCGGCCTACAACCAGGCCCGCCGGGAACTGTTGACCGCTCTGCTGGATGGCTGGCTACCGGGCCGGGTAATCCGCCCCCAGGACCAGGCCGCCCTCCTGCGCCAATTGGGGCTATTGGCCCAGATTGACGCCCGGATTGCCCAGCTCGAGCAGGAGACCGGGGTGATCTTGCGGGGGGTGATTGAATCGGGGACCGAACGGGCCTATGCGGCCATCCAACGAGAGATCGCCCAGCTACCCCCGGACCTGCGCCCGACAATGGGCATTTTCAACCGGATCAACGAGCCCATGGTGGAGCGGTTCTTGCCCCTGGCCGTGGACGATGTGACCGACCTGGCCAGCACCATCCGCACAGGGCTCAAGCGGGAACTCCAGACCGGGCTTTTGCAGGGGCAGAGCTTCCCCGACCTGACCCGGCGGCTGTTCAGCAGCACGGAGCCGGGGGTGTGGCGCAACGGGACCACCAGCGCCGAACGGTTGACCCGGCGGCTGGTGATCCACAGCGAAAACGCCGCCCGTGTGGAGTTGATCGGCCAAGCGGCCCAGCGCATCCCAGGGGTGCAGAAGCAGGCCGTGGCGGTGATGTCCCCGGAGACCACCGATTGTTGTCTGCGGGTGCATGGGCAGATCGTGGACGTGGATCAGCCGTTCCAGTTGGACGGGGAGCCACGGTTCGCCGATGATATGCTGCACACGCCCTTCCACTGGAATTGCCGGACGTCGATTGTGATGTACCACCCCAGCTTTGAGCGGGGCGGGTTGACGACCAGCAACATGCGGAAAAGCGCAGAGGCCGAGCAACGCAAGCGCACCAAATGAACCAACGGTACAGCACAAATGAACCAACGGTACAGCACGCAATCATCCCAGCACATGGGACCCTACCACGCCCACGTGAGCGGCAATCACGGAAAGGACACCATGAGCGAACAAACGCAGGACCCAACCCCCACCCAGCCCACGGCCACCGAGCCGGAAGCGCCCAACGCCGGGGCCAGCACAGCGGCGGAGCCAATCGCAGAGACGCCCACCCAGGCCGAACCGTTCGCCGTTTTCCCTGATGCAGCCTCGTTCGAGAAACGCTTGAACCGGGACGCCCGAAAGCAGATGAACAAGCACGCCAAAGACTTGGGCTATGACGACTGGCAGCACATGAGCGACGAACTGACGGCCCAACGGCAAGCCGCCACGCCCGCCCCGGAACCTACCCCGGCGGCGGACGCACCCAAACAGCCGGAAACCGCACCCAGCGGCGTCAGCGAGGCGCAACGCCTACGCATGGCCCTGAGTGTGGGCGAAGAGTTTACCCTTCCTGTGGCTCTCATTGAGCTACTCAAGGGGGAAACCGTGGAAGCCATGACGGCCCATGCCCAGCGCCTCGTTGCCATCGTGCAGCAGAGCCAGGGCAGACAGCCGGGCATCCCGGCGGTTCCCCAGGGAGGAAAGCCCGTCACATTCTCCCGTGCCCAACTGAGCGACGCCGCATTTGTCCGTGATCACCAAGCGGACATTCTGCGGGCCGCCAAAGAGGGCCGGATCGTCAACTAAGGAGATTTTCTAGCATGGCAAATATCACCGTTACCGAAGCCGCCAATTTCATCCCTGAAATTTGGGCGGCCAACGCGCTGGGTGCGCTCAAGGCCAACACGGTCATGGCCCGCCTGGTCAACCGCAACTACGAGAACGAAGTGGCCCAGATGGGCGACATTGTGCATGTGCCCGTCCGGGGTGCCCTGTCCGTGAACGACAAGACCGCCAATGCGGTCTACACGTTGCAGACCCCCAGCGCCAGCGTGGTCAACGTCACCCTGAACAAGCACAAGGAAATCTCGTTCCTTGTGGAAGACGTGGCCAAGGCCCAGGCCAATCAGGACATCATCGCCGGGTATATCGAGGACGGCATGAAGGCCCTGGGCGAGCAGATCGATTCTGACCTCCTGGCCCTGTACAGCGGATTCAGCGCCACCCCCGTGGACGCCACCGCCGGGATCACCGTGGCCAAGATCGTCGAGGCCCGCCGCCTGCTCAACGCCGCCAAGGTGCCCTTGGATGGCCGGGTGGTCGTGTGGCACGAGGACGCCGAGGCCGAGGTCTTGCAGTTGGCCCAGTTCACCAGCGCCCAGGAGGACCCGGCCAACGCCGACGCCCTGCGCAACGCCACCTTGGGCCGCAAGTTCGGCTTCACCCACTATCTGGACCAGCAGGTCAAGATCGCAGCCGCCGAGGCCAAGAACATGGTCTTCCACCGGGACGCCATGACCCTGGTCACTCGCCCCTTACCCATGGTTCCCCAGGGCATGGGCGCCCAGTCCGCCGTGATGAACGAGGACGGGATCAGCATCCGTGTGGTCTGGTCCTACAATCCGTCCTATGGCGGCATCCAGGTCACCATGGACGTGCTCTATGGCGTGGCCGAGCTGCGGGACGCCTTCGGCCTGGTCATCCGCTCCACTGAGGTCTAACCCACCTCCCCAACCGTCACCCACCGGGGCGGGCGCTACCCCAGGCCCGCCCCTTTGACACAAAGGACATTTGACCCATGAAAAACCGTAATTTGACCCTGGCTGGCTTCGCCGTGCTGCTCGTGGTGGTCCTCGTCTTCGCCGGGATCGGCGGGGCGATGGCTGCCCCGGCCAATGCGCCCGACGCCGCCATCACCCCCGTGGCGGCCAAGGCCGCCGTGAGCGGGGAGACCTCCGTGCTGATCACCTTCTTCGACGGCGAGGCCCTGACCGCTGACACCATCCGCTGCAAGGCGCTGGGGGAGTATCTGGTTTCTGATATCGAGTTCGTGGTGGACCAAGGCACGACTAACACGACCACGGTCTCCCTGCTGCATACCAATGACACCACCGACGCCAACTATATACCACCGGGCAGGCGGTAGTTTCGGCCAACGCCGCCGACGCCAGCGCCCTGAACCGTTTCGACCTGTACGGGGCCTATACCTGTGTGCAGGTGGACGTGGCCAACACCAACGCCGTCACCTGGACTGTCACCGCCCTGGCCCGCAAGTAGCCACCTTTTGACCATGACCGGGGGCATCACCGCCCCCGGTCAGATGGAGGCCGACCATGTACTACATCATCAACAAGCACGGCATCATGCACACCATCCCCGCCTCTCTCCTGGAGGCCGTCCGGGGGCAAGGGGGACGGCTGGCCACGCCTGCGGAGATCGCCGCCTACGAGGGCGGATTTGCGGAGCCGGTGGAAGTTGCACGGGCAGCCTATCGGGACGACCTGACCCGGATCAAGGGGATCGGGGAGCGTACAGAGGAGGCCCTCAACGCCTTTGGTATCTTAACCTTTGCCGCCCTGGAAGCCGCCGACCCGGTAGAGGTAGCCAAAGCCATGGACGGATCGAGCATGACCCAGGTGCGCAAATGGCAGGCCCACGCCGCTATGCTGTTCACGCCCGACCGGGAAGCCTAACCCATGACCAACTATCTGCAATACGCCGGATTCGACGGCACGATCAACGGCAACCATTGGACGGGCACGGGGACGATTGACCGCTCCCTGGGCTATCCCCGCGCCGGCTGTGTCCAATTGACCGCCGGGCAGAGCATCGCCCAGGCCGTGGGCTTGAGCGCCAATCAACTGTATACCGCCCATTTGTTCTATCGGCCCGGCGACGGGGCCAGCCTGACCGTCACCTATGGGGCAATCTCCCAGACCTACACGGGCACAACCGGCCAATGGAACGAGGCGGTGATGCTCTTCGCCCTCTCCACGTCGGTCAACGAGTCTTTGACCCTGACCGCTTCCGGCGGCACCGTCTATGTGGATACCGTGACCCTCATGGGCGCCTTGCCCATCAGTCGGGCGGCCCTGACCACCACCGTGGCGGCCCGCCTGGGCGGATTGGCTACCGACGCCGGACTCTCCGCCACACCCAGCGCCAGCGGCCCCAACGGCGACTACAGCGCCGCCATAGACGAGGCCCTGCGCAGCCTGGACGCTGACAACGAATGGGGTGACCCGGACATCACCGAGTTGGACGATGACAAGATCAACGATTTGATCGAGGCTACCGTGGGCAGCATGTTGCAATCCCTGCGCTCTACCTACGCCCTGGAGACGGATGTCAGCCTGGGACCACGCCGGGAAAGTCGTTCCCAGATCGCCGCCTCGATTGACGCCAGGCTCTCTGGGGGCGGGGCGGACCGCCGGATCAAGGTGGCCCCCCTGCGCCGGTCCGGGGGGTGGGAACGATGAGCGCCGCCAGCTTTTGCACCGTCACTGCCTCGACCAAGCGCAACGCCTCTTTGGGTAGCGGGCGGACAGGGGCAGCGGCCACCCAACTGGCCAGCCTGCTGATCACCAACCTCTGGCCCATCACTGGGAACGTGGTCACCGAGTTGGGGCTATCCGGGTCGGCTCGGGAATACAAGCAAGTTTTTCACGTCCCCGCCGACGGCGCCACCGCCCTGCCCGATGTGGTGGAGGGGGACATCCTGACCGTGGCCGGGGCCGACTACCCCATCGCCGCCGTGGAAGAGTGGACCGACGGCGACGTGCCCTGTCTGCGCATCACCGTGCAGCAAGTCAAGGGGACATAGCCCAATGATGCAAAGAAATCTCAGTGAAAGGATCACAACAATGCCAAAAAGCCAGCACTATTCGTTCGCAAATCCAGCTACCGTATCCGCCACAAGCGAGCCGATTGACGACCCGGTCGCAGAGTGCCGGGATGCCTCCAACATTGCGCGGAAGCTACAAGATCAGGATCTCGCACTAAAGAAGCTCCTGGATACAATCGGCGTGCTTGAGGAGGAATTGACCCCAATCTTGACAGATCGGGCTGCCCCTGCTACGGAAAACCCAGACAGGGAGGCGGCCTACTCTCGAATGGCAGCGGAAATCCACGAGTTCACAGACGCCGTATGGCTTGCCGTTGGGAAAATTCGTGGCATTTTGTATCGTCTGGATCTCTAAATGCCCGTCAACGATCTCTTTCTCGCCGGCAATGTGATGGACGCCACCACGGGCGATTTGGCCCGGCTCCAGCAGGAACTGGCCCGGCTACAATTCGAGGTAGACCCACGGGGCGGCATGGGCGACACCATGACCCTGGCCTTGGGGCAATTGCACCGCTACGCCACGGGGATCGTGCACGTGGTGACCGGGCGGCTGAAAAACTCCCTTTTCTGGGAGGTGGAAAGCCCCCGCTCCAACGACCTGATCGGCCATGTGGCCACCAACGTGGCCTATGCCCAGGCCGAGCACGGGCGACCGGGGACCAAGCCCAACCACGGCGGGCACGATTTCTTTGCTCGGACCGTGCGGGAAGAGGGACCGGCAGTCAACGATCTATTTCGAACCAGAGTGGTGGGGAGGGGCTAATGGCAATTACACTGATCAGCCGCAAGACGGCACGGGCCAAAATTGCCGAGTTGCTGAGCGCCGTCACCACCTTTGTGGCCGTCTATGACCACCAGGTCAAAGACTTTGGCGGACGGTCGCCGGTGGCGATGGTCTACAGCGACGGCACACAGACCGACCGCCCAGCCTACGCACGGCAGCGGCACAGCTACATCGTGGAGTTGTGGTGGAAGCGCACCGACGACGACGCCACCGAGGATTATATGGACGATCTGGCCAACAGCGTGCGCCAGAAGTTGATGGACAACGACGCCCTGGACGGCTATTGGGAAGACCTGACCTTTGACGGCAATGGGTCAGAAATGGATTACGTGATTTTGGACGGCGTATTGTACCGGCGGGAACGGCTGACCGTGACTGCCCTCGTGGTTTGCGAATAGGAGATCCACATGAGCACCAGCGTTAAATTTCTAAAAGTCGAGGGGGGCCAGCAGTCTGCTTTTGATAGCGCCGCCACCCCCAACATTAAATTCCCCCTGACCGGGGAGTACGAAGACGCCCAGGAGGAGCACGTGGCCGAGTTTGACCAGGGCCAGCGCACCCCCTTGGAGATTGTCGAGCAGGTGGGGCAACATGCCACCTTCACCCTGAGCGGATCGGCCTTCTTCGAGCTGCTGCCCGTCGCCTACATGGCTGGTCACGACGACATCACGCCGACCGGGGCCGGGCCGTATGTCTACGATGACACCATGCTGATCAGTAGCGTGGGCGCTCCCCTGCCCTGGACCTTCCTCTTCGGGGGAAACGAGAACATTGGGGCCACGGGTCCGGCGGTCAAGATCATCAACGCCTACTGCCAGTCTGTCACCGTGTCCGGCAACCTGGGCATGGAGGGGGCGACCTACACATCCACCTGGTTCGGCTCGGCGGTGGACGACAACGCCGGGGCGGGCTACGCCTTCGCCGGGGCTGCGCTGCCTGCTCAGTTGAACATGGTCAAGAGCCTCAAGGGGGCGATCAGCCTGGACGACGCCGGGACCACGGGCGGGGTGTTTACCACCATGACCGCCCTGGCCTGTTCCCTGCTGGACT